ATAAAACAGGCTCGCAGGTAAATAATTTAACATTAGCTCCACAAGGGCCTTCAAATAGTGCAATAGCAACTTTTGCGGGTAATGTAGTTGCTGGAAATAGATTTCAAGCAGCGGTTGGAAGCACAGGTGCTCCAACATATACTTTTACTGGTAAAACTGATACTGGTATGTGGGTGGATGATCACTCATCAAATGATAGATTGCGATTTTCAGTTGATGGCACTAATAGACTTTATTTGGATTCTAATGGTGCTGCTGTTATAGGTAATTTGTATCTAAACTCAGGTAATTCAGTTAGAAACTATAGTGGTGTATGGCAAGCTACAACAGGTACCAGTGGTAATGGATTTACATTTTCTAATACAGCAGATAACAGCGGCGCTGTATTACTAAGTATTACATCTGACTCTTCTTCGGCTTCGGCTTCAGTTGCAACTTTTGCAGGGACGGTCAATACACCACAATTAAAAGTTTATCCGTCAAGTTCTTCAGATACAGCTGGAACAGCAACAATAGAACTTGGTGTCGGTAGTACAAAATATTGGAGTTTCAGACAAGCTGCTACAGCAGAAGGAGATTTAGTTATAGATAGAACATACTCAGGTACAAATACTGAAGCATTTAGAATAGCAAGAACTTCTGGTAATGCTACTTTTGCAGGTAGTTTAACTATACCAAGTTATATATACCACGCTAGTGATCCTGGTACTGATACATATTTTGGTTTTAGCGGTAACGACACTTTTGTAGTTTATACAGCTGCTGGTAAAGGAATAGAAATAGATTCAAATAGAAATGCAGATTTTACAGGTAAAATAAAAACAACAAGCACAGCAACAGGTGCTATAGAACTTGTTGGGGGTACTGGGGTATCAACTACAGGAGCTTTTATTTTAAGACAGAATGGTAATGGTGCAGGTAATGGTATGGCTATTACAAGTAGTCACGCTACCAGCCACAGAATATGGAAAGACGCTGATGGAGTTTTAAATATTGGTAGCAGTGGAAATGCAAATGCTTTTAAACAAGATATATCAGGTAATGTAACTATTGAAGGTAATGGTACTTTTACAGGAGCCGTTACTGCAGGCTCTTATTTTCTTGGGGATGATGCTTCAATATCGTTAGCAACCACAGGTTCAGGAACTGTCTTTTTAAGACCTAATGGACAAACTACATCAGGCCAAATGAAAGTTGAATCATCAGGTAATGCAACTTTTGCAGGTGTAGTAATAGCTCCATTAGGAAATAAAGGTGCACCATCATATAGTTTTACTGGAGATGCAAATACGGGAATGTTTTCAGATTCTGCTGATACACTAAAATTTGCAGCGGGAGGCAATACTATGCTCCATGTAAATGTAAATGCAGGAAAAGTAGGGGTTGTTGGAAGTTTAACAGTGTCTTCAGATATTGAGGATAGAGACATACCTTGTTTGTTTAATAGTAATTGGTTTGACGGAACATCTAACGCGATATTACTAGTGCCATTTAATAGACATGACAATGAAGCAACAGTTTCTAGTAAATCATATTATCATTACTTAACTATGCCCGCTGCTGGGAAAGTAACTAAAGTTGTTATGAGAACCGTAACAGGTAGCGCAAGTAGTGGTATGACAACACAGCTTTTCCTTTATGTAAATGGTTCACAGGTGACTAGTAGCTCAGAGTTAACCATTTCAGGCAGCACAATAACATGGTCACCAACATCAAGTAATACATTTGCCGAAGGAGATGAATTGAGCTTTGGTTACCAAAAAAATGCGTCAGGAAAAACATGGGATGGAGTTTCTATGGGAATTATAGTAGAATTAACAGATTACGATATATAATATGGGATATTTTGAAAATTTAAACACGGCAAACCTTAATCTTAAAACAGATGGAGAGGTAAGATATGTAAACGGAGGATATACACTTGTTCCTTGGATGGAAAGCTTAGACGATGATTTATACCAAGGTTGTATTGACGATCTATTAAAAATGAATTGGGCACATTATAAGTTATATTTAGTTGGGGGTCTTTTACAAGGCTGGAAAACAACTGATATAGATATTTGCATAACAGGAGAAGTTGATGAAAATTTACCAGTTTTAATGAAAGCAGCAATGGAGTTAGGCCCCTTTGACATGTATTATGTAAAGTCTTTAGATGATATAAAAGGAACAGGCAATAGAATATGGGAATTTGCAAAACCTGATTGTAAACCACATGAAGGATCAGCTAGATGGCACGGACAATGGAAGGCTGATGGTATGTTTTGGATGTGTGAAAAATTTGACCCTAAGGGTAGAACTTACGATAAAGAACCTTTAGCATTAAATTAATAAAGTAAAAATTACGTAAAATACGTAATGATATAAACATAGTAATAACAATTAAAATTAAATTTTATGACAAAGAAAACAGATGATTTAAAAATTACAGACGAAGAATTAAAACTAATTCAAGAAAAAGTACAAGAAATTAATAATTTGCAAATGCAAGTTGGTGGATTGGAAATTCAAAAACAAATGGGTGTAATGCAAGTTAATCAAGCACAAGGCCAATTAGGAGAGTTGCAAAAAACGCTTGAGGAAAAATATGGTAAAGTTTCAGTTAACTTAACTGACGGCACTATAAAAGAGATTGAAGAAGATGAGCCTAATAAGGAAGATTAGTATAGGCAGAGATTATAAGAACGATGCAATGCACTACTCCGTTGGACAAGAAGTTTACGGTGGTCATATAATAGATTCAATTATTGAAGAAGATAATAAATTTTCTATTTTTATTAAAAAAAGAAACGAGGTTTTACCTTGGAAAGATTTTAATAAGAATATGGCTGTTGCAGTTGAATATAATTTAGAATATTAATGCGTAGTGTTTTTGACTTTATAATCAAACCAAAAAATAAAAGATACGACAATATAAAACAAATCGATGATAAAGAGCTGATATTAAATTCAGAAATATCTGATCATCGATATGTAAGTCGTGTTGGTGTGGTTTTATCAACTCCTAAGCTAGAAAATACCGAAATTAAAACAGGTGATGAAGTTATTGTACATCATAATGTTTTTAGAAGATGGTACGATGTTAGGGGTGTAGAACAAAATAGCAGAAGTTATTGGGAGGATAATAAATATTTTGTTAAGTCAGACCAAATATTTTTATATAAAAGAAATAACGAGTGGCATGCACCAAAAGGTTATTGTTTTATTAAACCAATTGAATCAAATAATATATTATTAGAAAAAGAAGTTCCATTAAGAGGTATTATCAAATATGTTGATAAAGAACTTAAAGATATAAATAAAGAAGATTTAGTTGGATTTACACCGAGCAGTGAATATGAATTTATTGTTAACGGTGAAAGATTGTATAGAGTATTAACTAATTCAATATCTATTAAGTATGAACGTCAAGGAAACGAAAAAGAATATAATCCAAGCTGGACATAGTGCTGTTAAAGAACTTATAAAGGTTGCAAAAGAACCTATAGTCGAAACAGAAGATGACATATCTGCTGATAGATTAAAAAATGCAGCCGCTACAAAAAAACTAGCTATATTTGATGCTTTTGAAATACTTAACCGTATTGAAGAAGAAAAAGCATTATTAGAAAACAAACCTTTAGAAAACAAAGAAGTTGCGTTTAAAGGGTTTGCCGAAAGAAGATCTAAGTAATGTATAAACAATCATTATATAGCGTTATAGAGCCTATAAAAATTAATACGATTAAAAGGCTTAATAAAGCAAAAAAGTGGAAATACGGCTATAATAAAGAGCACGACGTTGTTGTTATAAGCAAAACAGGCATGATAGGCGAGATATATGAGATACAAAATCTTAAAATAGCTCTACCCAAGCAGCCTAAAAATGTTTTTAAAGGCAATAACAAATGGGAGGTTCAGAAATATCCAAAAGAATTAGACAAAATAAAAACAATATTTGATTGGCGAGATTTACCATCAGATTTTAAAAATAATTGGCATGCGTATATTGATTCAGAGTTTACTAAAAGGGAAGAGGGTTTTTGGTTTTATAACAAAGACACTCCTACTTATATTAGTGGCACTCACTATATGTACTTGCAGTGGACTAAGATTGACATCGGGAAGCCAGAGTTTCGAGAAGCAAATAGATTATTCTTTATTTTCTGGGAAGCTTGTAAGGCAGATTCACGATCCTATGGGATGTGTTACCTTAAGAACAGGCGTTCCGGGTTTTCTTTCATGGCATCAGGAGAGACTGTTAACCTGGCAACCATATCGAGTGACTCTAGGTATGGTATATTATCAAAGTCCGGTGCCGATGCCAAGAAGATGTTTACAGATAAGGTGGTTCCCATCTCTGTCAACTACCCATTCTTTTTCAAACCCATCCAGGACGGAATGGACCGTCCAAAAACCGAACTTGCCTACCGTGTCCCAGCCAGTAAATTTACCAGACGTAAGCTTACCGCCAACGAAGCCATGGAGGACATCCAGGGACTTGACACGACCATCGATTGGAAGAACACAGGGGATAACTCCTACGATGGGGAGAAACTTGCCCTCCTCGTACATGACGAAGCCGGCAAATGGGAGCGCCCCGAGAACATCCTCAACAACTGGCGTGTTACGAAAACCACATTAAGATTAGGAAGTAGAATAATCGGAAAATGTATGATGGGCTCAACAAGTAACTCATCAGATAAAGGAGGTGAAAACTTTAAAAAATTATACCATGACTCAGATGTTACCAAAAGAAACCGCAATGGACAGACTCGCTCGGGATTATATTCTTTGTTCATACCTATGGAATGGAACTTCGAGGGATTCATTGATTCTTATGGAATACCTGTATTTGAAACACCAGACACAATTGTTAAAGATGTACACGGAGATGAAATTGACATCGGGGTTATTGAACACTGGGAAAACGAAGTTGAAGGTTTAAAGGGTGATCAAGATGCTTTAAATGAATTCTATAGACAGTTTCCACGTACTGAAGAGCATGCGTTTAGAGATGAAACAAGAAATAGCATATTTAATTTAGCAAAAATTTACGAGCAAATTGATTACAACGATGAAGTCGCAAATCTGTCACAAGTTACCGTTGGCAGCTTTACGTGGAAAAATGGAATTAAAGACACAAAGGTCCAGTTTACGCCAAATCTTAACGGAAGGTTTAAAGTCAGCTGGGTTCCGAATGTAAAATTACAAAATAATATTATAATTAAGAACGGTATGAAATATCCAGGCAATGAGCACATGGGTGCTTTTGGTTGTGATAGTTATGATATATCAGGAACAACAGATGGACAAGGTTCTAAAGGGTCTTTACATGGTTTAACTAAGTTTAGCATGGATAATGCCCCTGCTAATATGTTTTTTTTAGAATATATAGCCAGACCGCAAACAGCTGAAATGTTTTTTGAAGATGTGTTAATGGCGTTAGTATTTTATGGAATGCCTTTATTAGCAGAGAATAATAAACCTAGATTATTATATTATTTAAAAAGAAGGGGATACAGAGGTTATTCTATGAATAGACCGGACAAAGCAAGAAATAAATTATCAATAACAGAAAAAGAAATAGGTGGTATACCTAATTCAAGTGAAGATATAAGGCAGGCTCATGCTGCTGCTATTGAAACATATATTAATGATTATGTTGGCATTTTATCAGGTGGCTCATATGGTGATTTATATTTTAACAGAACACTTAATGATTGGGCGAAGTTTGATATAAATAAAAGAACAAAGTTTGATGCCGCAATTAGTTCTGGTTTAGCTATTATGGCTTGTAATAAAAACAAATATAAACCACACGCTGAAAGAATAAAACAAAAAGTAAATATTAATTTTTCAAAATACGAAAATAAAGGAAGTTTATCAAAAATAATAAAACAATAATATGGCTGAATCAGTTATGAAATCACATTTTCCAAGTCAAACCGTAGGAGACGACGTAAAGTTAAGCATGGATTACGGCTTAGAAGTTGCAAGAGCTATAGAAAATGAATGGTTTAAAAAATCTCATGGAGTAAATAGATTTTTCCAAAACCAAAATAATTTTCATAAATTAAGATTGTATGCTAGAGGAGAACAGTCTATTCAAAAATATAAAGATGAATTATCTATTAATGGTGATTTATCATATTTAAATTTAGACTGGAAACCAGTTCCTATTATACCTAAGTTTGTTGACATAGTTGTAAATGGTATTGCAGAAAGAACTTATGACATAAAAGCATATTCACAAGACCCATTTGGAGTTAATAAAAGAACTCAATATATGGAGGGCATACTTATGGATATGAAAACTAAAGAGTTATCCGATTATGCTCAAAAAGAATTTGGCATTAACATGTATAATACTCCTGCAGATCAACTTCCTGAAAATAACGAAGAGCTAGAATTACACATGCAATTAAGCTATAAGCAAGGAATTGAAATTGCAGAAGAGCAGGCTATATCAACTATATTTAATCAG